CGTGTTCAAGCCGTTGCTGGCCCCGGCCCGCTACAAAGGCGCGCATGGCGGCCGTGGCTCGGGCAAATCGCACTTCTTCGCTGAAATGCTGGTGGAAGAATGCCAAGCCGAAAAGGGAACGCTCGGGATCTGCATCCGTGAATTCCAGCGCACCTTGGCGCAGTCCTCGAAGCGGCTTGTCGAAACCAAAATCCAGGAACTCGGATTTGGCCGAGACTTCAAGATTTACCACGACAGGATCGCCACGCCGGGCGACGGGTTGATTATTTTTAACGGCATGCAGGATCACACCGCGGAATCGATCAAGTCACTCGAAGGCTTCCGTATCGCGTGGATCGACGAGGCCCAAAGCCTGAGCGCGCGCAGCCTGTCGTTGCTTCGCCCGACCATCCGCGTCGAGAAATCCGAGATTTGGGCCAGCTGGAACGCACGGCGCAAGAGCGATGCGATTGACAATTTCTTCCGCGCCTTGAAACCGCCCGGCTCGATCTGCGTACAGGCGAACTGGCGCGACAATCCATGGTTTCCGGCTGTGCTGGAGGAAGAACGCAAAACCGATCTTGCGCTGTATCCAGATCGCTATGACCACATCTGGGAAGGCGGTTACGCCAAGGCCTTCGAGGGCGCCTATTTCGCGGCGCTGCTCGCCAAGGCGAAACTGGACGGCCGAATTGGAAAGGTCACGGCTGATCCATTGCTTCCATTGCGTGCCTTTATCGACATTGGCGGCTCGGGCGCCAGCGCCGACGCCTTTACCATCTGGATTGTCCAGTGGGTAGGACAGGAAATCCGCGTTCTCGATTATTACGAAGCTGTCGGTCAGGTATTGGGCTCGCATGTCGCTTGGCTCCGCAAGAACGGCTACCGGGATGCGGTGATCTATCTCCCGCATGATGGCGTGAACGAAAACAACGTCACCGGCAAACGCTATGAAGATCATCTTCGCGATGCCGGTTTTAACGTCGAACCCCCCGTCCCGAATCAGGGCAAAGGCGCGGCTGCGATGCGGATCGAGGCTGTGCGCCGGCTTGGGCCGAAGATGTATTTCAACGAAGCCACCACAGAACCGGGCCGGGACGCGCTCGGATTTTACCACGAACGCAAGGACGACGCGCGCAATATCGGGCTCGGTCCCGATCACGACTGGTCGAGCCATGCGGCGGATGGGCTCGGGCTAATGGCTATTTGCTACGAGGAGCCGGGCCGGAAAGCCGGGTTCGGTCGCGAGATCAAATATCCGCGGCAGGGATATGCGTGATGGGGGATATCATCGATCTCAATTCCCGTGCAAAAATGCGTAAAGCCTCGATGTTAGAGAGCGCGCGCCGGGAGCTTCGGAAGTGGGGCTTTTCCGATCTAGAGATCAAGCTAATGGAAAAAGGGTCTTCCATCTCGACCAACGATCCGCGTGTTCAAAGAATGGTTGCCGACGCGCTGGTTTATCGTGGATGGAAATTTGACTGGGATAATTTCTAATGACTGAAACATGCCGGGACTGCAAATTCTTTCGGGGGGAAGGCAGAAATAGTGAACATGGCCAATGTCGGCGCTATGCTCCGAAACCAAACAATGAAGACTTCAGGCCGCGAGATCAAATATCCAAGACAGGGGTATGCGTGAATTATCACATCATCATAAAGCGCGCGGATGGCGAAGTTATTCTTGCCGAAAATTACCGCGTGGTGCCGACGAGCGTTGGCGGCGTCAGTACGAATGTCATCGCGCTTGAAATGGCCGCTGAGAGTCTAAAGCAGCAGGCTTATGCTCTTCGCCGATCGTTGCGCGTTTCTGGACCAAAATGACCGAAGTCCATCGTGTCATCACCGGCATTCGTCGCGCAACCGGCTCCGATCCCGGTCAGGTCTCCATCGGCTATTATACCATCCAAGACGGCATCCTGACCATGACGCATGAAGACGGCGAGCCCGTCAGCCCCGATCAATTCAACCACCAGCTAAAGCCGGGGGACGATCCGCCCGCGATTGCAGGAGTTTTAACGAAACAGGCGCGACGCTTTTTGCTTGGTATGTCAGAAACCGAAGAAGCCTTCAACCGGCCAATCGGCTATTCGAATTCAGGGATTGCTTGATGCCCAAGATGGCTATTTCGGACATCGGCCCGATGTTGGCAGCTGAAAAAGCAAATGCCATGGGCGGCATGGAAACGTCCGAGCTGCAATCCCAGCGCGCCAAGGCCCTCGCCTATTACGAAGGCGATGTCAGCCAGGACATGCCCGACGTGGAGGGCCGCTCGCGCGCCGTCTCGACCGATGTCGCCGATACCATCGAGGGCCTGATGCCGGGCCTGATGGATATTTTCGCGGGATCTGATGAAGTAGTCCGCTTCGAGCCGGTTGGCCCCGAGGATGAAGACGCCGCGCAGCAGGAGACCGATTACGTCAACCACGTCTTCATGCAGCAGAATTCCGGCTTCATGGTGCTTTACTCGTTCATCAAGGACGGCCTGTTGTCCAAAACCGGGCTGGTAAAGGTCTGGTGGGAGGAAAACGAGCAGGAAGAGCGGGAAACCTATTACGACCTGACGCAGGAGCAATTCGACGCGCTGGCCCAGGCGATCGAAATGTCGGACGGCGCGATGAAGATCGTTGCTCACACGGTCAACAACGAGCAGGCCGAAGGCGATGACAGCGAGGATGCTGCGGACGAACCGAAGGCAGCCGAGTCCGACCCCCAGCAAGCGGCGAAAGCATACTGATGGCCCTCCCTCCGATGATGCCTTCGCCCCCGATTGCGCCCCAAATCCCCGCGATCTCGCCCGCGCAGCAACTTGCCGCCATGCCGGCCGATCCGCCGGCGCCGGTTTCCCATGACGTGACGATCGTCACCACCAAGAAGCTTGCCCGCGCCCGCGTGATGGGCGTTCCGCCAGAGGAATTCGGCATCGAGCGCGGCGCGCGGACCATCCGCGATGCCAACTACGCCTATCACGAAGTCACCACCAAGACCGAGGCGCAGCTTATCGCCGAAGGTTTCGATGAGGAACAGATAAAGGCCCTCGGCGATTACACCGGCAACACCAATATCGAGATCATCAGCCGCGATACGGTGCAGGAGCATCTTGCGGCGACCAGCGATAGCGTCAACAGCGCCGCGCGGCTGGTCCGGATTACCGAACACTATGCCCGGATGGATTACGAGGGCACCGGCCGGCCGTGCCTCTACATGGTCATTACCGGCGGGGATCAGGGCCAAATCCTCCGCAAGGATGGCAAGGAGGTCATCGAGCCGATCGACGTAATCCCGTTCGCGGCCTGCACGCCGATTCCCATGACACACCGGTTCTTTGGTCGCTCGATCGCCGATCTGGTCATGCCGGCGCAGCGCGAGAAAACCGCGCTCAAGCGCGGCGCGTTGGATAACATCTATTTCCGCAACAACCCCCGCGTGGAGGTCGCCGAGAAAAATGCTGGACCGAATACTCTCGATGATCTGCTTACTAGCCGCCCTGGTGGCGTGGTTCGCACGCAGACGCCGGGGGGCTTGAACTGGCAGGAAGTGCCCGACGTTTCGACCTCGGCCTATCCCATGATGCAGTATATTGATGCCGAGCTTGCCAGCCGTACCGGCCTGACCAAGCAATCCCAAGGCATCGACGCCGACGCGCTCCAGAACCAATCCGCGACCGCCGTTGCCAAGGTATTCGACGCTTCGCAAATGCGGGTCAAGCTGATTGCCCGGCTTTTGGCCGAGGGCGTGCGGGATATGTTCTCGCTGCTGCACCATACCATCCGCTCGCATGGACAAGAAAAGCAGACCGTCCGGCTTCGCAATTCGTGGGTGCCTGTCGATCCGCGGAACTGGAAAACCCGCGACGACATGACGGTGAATGTCGGGCTAGGCACCGGCGGCAAGGCGCAGCAATTCGCGCAAACGATGGCACTGGGCAATGTCCAGAAGGAAATGATCGCCAACGGCATGACGAATCTGGTCGGGCCCACCGAACTGTACAACACGGCATGCGAATTGACTAAGATCCTCGGCCACAAGAATGCCAATCGCTTTTTCAAGGACCCGGATGCGAAAGACCCGCAAACCGGGCAATTGGTCAACCCGCCGCCGCCGCCAAGGCCCGATCCGAAAACGCAAGCGATCCAGGCTCAGTCTCAGGCCACCATGGCCGAGCAGCAGCAGAAAGCCCAGCTTTCGCAGGAAAAAACCCAAATGGAAGGCATGTTGGCGCAGTTCAAGGCCGAACTCGACGCCAAGCTCAAGCTGGTGGATGCCCACGTCAAGGCCGGGCTCGCCGGCCAGCAGGCCCATCACGCCCAGCAGGCCCATCACGCCGATCTCGCCAAAACCGGGCTCGATCTGATCGTCAAGGCGCGCGCCCACGATCAGCAGATGGAACATAGCGCCCAAGCGCATCAATCCAGCATGGAAGCGGCTGAGGCAAAACCCGAGAAAACCGACGCATGATCGCCTTCTGCCTCCTTTCCTCCGATCACGGCCCGATGCTGGTCAATCGGATGGACTATAATCACGCCTTTTCCGGCGATTATTACGGCGTCGGTGCGCAACTCATGGAAACCGGCGTTTACGAGTCTCGAGACGTGGCAGCCCTAAAAGGCCTATTGCAATGCCGGCGCGATCATTTCGGGGACGGTGTGGTAGCAATCGATTGCGGAGCCAACATCGGCGTGCATTCGGTCGAATGGGCGCGGCTGATGAAGAAGTGGGGCTCGGTGATCGCTATCGAGGCGCAGGAAAGGCTATTCTACGCGCTGGCCGGCAACATCACCTTGCAGAATTGCTTTAACGCACGGGCCATCTGGGCTGCGGCAAGCAATGCTCCCGGCGAGATTTCATTCCCCGAGCCGGATTACCAGGCCCAGGGCAGTTTCGGCAGTCTGGAGCTTCGCGCGGGCGTGGGTACGGAATTCATCGGCCAGCCGATCGACTATGCCAAACCGACATCGACGGTCAAAACCCTCGCAATCGACAGCCTTGAGCTGAAGCGGCTCGATCTCCTGAAAATCGACGTAGAAGGTATGGAAGGCGAAGTTCTCGACGGCGCGGCGGCGACGATCACCCGCTGCAAGCCGGTGCTGTTCGTGGAAACCGTGAAATCCGACAAGGCTGTGATCTCGGCCGCGCTTCGCAATGAAGGCTATCGGATATTGCCCAACGGCATGAACATTCTGGCGGTGCATGAGACCGATCCGACCTTGGCAAACGTCACGATCATGAAGGAAGCGGCGTGAACGTCGAGAAATACCGCGCCTATGCCAGCGAACTGATTCGCCATCCTGACGATCCGCTCGCGCTCGTCAATCAGTTTGCCGTGATATCGGGCAACAAGGGTGCCAACGCCAGACATTATCTGCCGCTTGCGCGCCGGGCCTATGAGCTATCGCAGGAAATCAACCCGCTGTTCAATTACGGATCGGCGTTGCAGCGGGCCGGCGAGTTTGAAAAGGCGCTGGAGATTTACAAGCGCTGCGAAAAGATCGCCACTCCCGACTGGATGGCTCAAATTCAGCATCACATCGGCGTGTCCTATCGCGCGCTTGGCGATGATCGCAAGGCGGCCGAACATTACCAGCGCGCCTACGATATCGAGCCAAACCCGAACATTTTGAAGGACAAGGCCTTGGCCGTGCTGGCGCAGGGCAGACTTCGCGAGGGGCTGGAGCTGTTCGAGGCGCGACGCGAGGCCGCAGTGTGGAAACTCCATGAAGCCGGCGGCCATCTGATTTCGCAAGCCAAGCTGCCCGAGGGCGTCGTGCATTGGGAGGGACAAGACCTCGCCGGCAAGACCGTTGTGGTCTATCATGAGGAAGGGTCGGGCGATTTCATCCAGTTTTGCCGGTTCATTCCGAAATTGAGGGGGCGCGGTGCGAAATCCGTTTACCTGTGCGGGCCTGTTCCTGATCTGCTGGATCTTGTCGCGGACAATATCCATCTGGACGGAATCGTTCCTCTCGCCGGGCCTTTTGATTGCGATTATGTTATCGGGAGCATGTCTTTACCTTGGCGCTGCGGCGTCGATCTCGATCAGGTCACGGGCGCGGCATATTTCAAGACGGAAGCGGCGAAAATCCCGCTTCGAGGCAAGCTGAACGTCGGTCTGGTCTGGCGCGGCAATTCGGCCTATGGCAATGACATTCACCGATCGATGGCCTTCAGCGAGTTTTGTCCACTTTTCGATCTGCCGGGCGTGGCGTTCTATTCCCTGCAAGCCGGGCCCCCCGGCCTCGAAGTGACAAAACTCGGCTATGACGGTTTTGTCGCCAATCTCGAGCCGTTGGCGCAGAATTGGCGCGATACCGCGCGGCTGATTTCGACGCTCGATGTCGTCGTGACCGTGGACACCGCCTGCGCTCATCTGGCCGGTGCGCTCGGCAAGCCCGTGTTTATCCTGGTGACGGCGGCCTGCGATTGGCGCTGGAGCAAGAACAGCCAGAAATCCGTATGGTACGATTCGGCCCGCGTCATCCGGCAGAAAAAGCAAGACGATTGGGCGCCCTGCATCAAGATCGTCAAGGACCAACTCAAGGAAATGCTCAGTGAGCGATTACGGCAAGCTGCTTAACGACACCAGCCGGGCGCAGCGCGCCAGGGATTTAGTCGAAAACGAGTTGCTGACCGAGGCCTTCAAGGGGCTGGAGGACAGCTATACCGCGGCATGGCGCGGAACGCTTATCGAAGATGTTTCGGCACGGGAGAAGCTGTTCCTCGCCATCAACATCGTCGGCAAGGTCCGCGATCACCTGCGATCGATCGTCACGAACGGTAAACTGGCGGCGGCCGAGCTGAAGCAATTGCAGGAAACGGCCGAGCGCAAAAAGCTGTTTGGGATAGTCTAAAACCGCTTTAGCTTTTTTAACCGTTCGGCCGCCACGCTTTTGCGTATGAGCGAAGAAGATTCCAGTTTACCCCCGGACGTTGCGCCGATCTCCTATCCGGTCGAGAGCGACGAGCCTATCAGCCTTGAAGATGCCGCCCGCGAGATCGCACAGGCGCGCGAAAAGGCATTGAAACCCGCTGCCGAGCGCGCCGAACCGGCGACCGCAGAAAACGAATCACCTGTCGAGGGTGACGACGAACCGGAAACGGTCCCCGTCGAGGATGAAGAAGCCGACGCGGAGGCTGAAGAGCTGCCGCCCATCGAGCGACCGAAATCCTGGTCCAAGGATGAAGATGCCGAATGGCAGTCCCTTCCCCGCGCGGTGCAAGAGAAAATTGTCACGCGCGAATCGGAACGCGATCTCGGTACCACCCGAAGCCAACAGAAGGCCGCCGATGCTGAAAAGGCCGCACAGGCCAAAGCAGCCGCCGCGGAACAAGCAAAGCAGACGTATGAGGCCAAGCTACCGGCCCTGATGCAGGCCCTCCACAACACCAACAACACGGCGTTTGCGGACATCAAGTCCCAAGACGACGCCGATTTGCTGGCTGAGGTGGATCCCGGCAGATGGGTAAAGTGGAAGGCGCACCAGGACCGTATGGCAAGCGTCAACTACGAACTTCAGCAGGCCGAGAACGGAAAGGCTTCCAAACATCAATCGGAGTGGAACGAATTCCGCAACCGGGAAGATGCATTGGCGGCCGAGAAAATTCCCGATCTCGCTGATCCCGTAAAAGGCCCCAAACTGATGGAGCGCGCCGGCAAGCGGCTGGCTGATCTCGGCTTCAAGCCAGATGAGTTGCAGAACTACGTGGTCGGCAAGGAAAAGATTGCCGTGTTCGACCATCGCTTTCAGCAGCTTCTGAAGGATTCCCTTGATCTCGCCGATATCCGCGCCGCCGGCAAAAAGCTCGCTCCAGCGCTGAAAGTTGTTCCTCCGGTTCAGAAGCCCGGCACGCCCAAGCCCGCCAATTCGGGCACCGCACAGGCCATCCAAACCCTCGAAAAGCAACTCGAATCGGCGACCGGCAGTAGAGCCGCGCAAATCAGCGCGGAAATCTACAGGCTCGAACGCAAGAGCGCCGCCCGCTAAAGGAACAACGACAATGACCCTCGCGACCTCTGCCTTCACCACCTTCTCCGCGATCGGCAACCGGGAAGACCTCACCAACCGGATTTCCCGTATCGATCCGACCGAAACGCCGTTCTATTCGGGCGTCGAAAAAACCAAGGCGTCGGCCACCAACCATGAATTCCAGACCCAGGCGCTGGCGGCTGCTTCCACGGGCAACGCCCAGCTCGAAGGCGATGACGGCTATGCCGCCGACGCCACGACCGCGACTGCCCGGCTCGGCAACGTCTGCCAGATTTCGCGCAAGACCCCGCGCGTGACCGGGACCCAGCAGTCTGTTCAGCATGCCGGCCGTGGCAACGAAATGGACTACCAGGTCATGCTCAAGGGCCTTGAGCTGCGGCGCGATATGGAATCGATCCTGACCGGCGCCAACCAGGCCAAGGTGACGGGCAACTCCTCGACCGCGCCGAAACTCGCGGACGTGTTGTCGTGGATCAAGACCAACACCATCAAGGGCGGGGGCACCGGTGCCGATCCGACCGCGGCGGATGGCACCAGCCTTCGCGTTGACAGCGCGACCCAGCGCGCGTTCGTCGAGAACGACCTGAAGGCGGCCCTGAAGAAGGCATACGATTCCGGCGGCCGGCCGAACAAGATCCTGTTGGGCAGCTTCAACAAGCAGGCGTTTTCCGGCTTCACTGGCCGGGGCACCACCATGCAGGAGGCAAAGGACAAGAAGATCGTCGCCGCGGTCGATGTCTACACCTCGGACTTCGGCACGCTGAACGCCGTTCCAGACTTGTTCATGCGAACCCGCGATGTCCTGGTCCTCGAAATGGACAAGTGGGCCGTTGCCACGCTGCCGGGCCGGTCGTTCCTCTCGTACGCTCTCGCCAAGACCGGCGACAGCGATGCGAAAACGATCCTCTCGCAATATACGCTCGAAGCTCGCAACGAAAAGGCGAGCGCGGGTGTGTTCGACCTGACCAGCTCGTAAGCCTTTCAACCTCGGGTGGCCTTCGGGCCATCCACCCTTTTTCTTGGAGGCTTTCAATGGCTCTTCCCGTCGTTCACCCGCTCAATGAAGTTGTCATCGATGGCGGTATCGCCAGCGTAGCAACCGGCCTTGCCGGCGTCATGCGCGCGCCCTTCAAGGGTATTGTCCTTGAGGTCGGCACCATGCTTGGTTCGGCCACCACGACAGCGGACGCTACCGCAACCGCATCGATCGCCGGTACAGCAATCACGGGCGGCGCGTTCGTCATCACGCAATCCGGCTCGGCAATCGGTGATCTCGATGCCGTCAGCGTCTCGGGGACGGTTGCCAATGGCGTTGCCGCGAATTCGACCATCACCGGCGCCAACACCTGCAATGAAGGCGATGTTATCAAACTCGCGCTGACCGGCAGCGGCACCGGCGGCGGCACCATTTATTGCTACGCCGTCATTCGGAGGGGTTGATGGGGGCGAATTTCCTCCGACGCAATTCGGCCAGGCTCGGGGTCGCCAATAGCGTCGCGGTCGCCACCACGTCTACGTCGGTGGCGTCCTCGGCATTTGGCAGCGAGACGTGGCAGATTCGCATCGCGGCGTCCGCAGGCTGCTTTTACAAGGTGGACTACGCGCCGACCGCAGCGGCAACCGATGCCTACCTTCCCCCGAATTGGGTGGAGTATGTGAAGGTCTCGCCCAGTCAGAAGGTGTCGGTTTTCTCCTCAACGATCCAGACGGTTTCCGTCGTCGAAGTGACCGAGTGAGGCGGCGATGGAACGGAGGCTATTTCTCGACCATGGCGAGAGAACGCTGACGTTCGTCAACGTGCAGGACGTTGAGCCGATCCTTGATCTGAATAAGGCGCAGCGCGCTGACGGCTATCATTCGGATTGGGGCCGTCACGTCGCGCGCATTCCCAATGCGATCATGCTGCAATGGTTCTATGAGGAGCAGGCCAAGGGCAACACGTCCTTGCAGATGTACACCGAGGAGTTCGACCGGCTGATCCAGCGCAAGCTACAGGACCCGGATTATGCCTATCTGCGAACGGACAGGCCGGCATTGCAGGCGGGCTGGTCAGCGGGGCTATCGTGACCCTTATCGTCGATTACGCATCGCTCCAGACCGCCGTGATTGAATACCTTGCCCGCGATCAGGATACGTTTCTGATCGGCCGCGTGCCGTCGTTTATCCAGATGTCAGAAGCGAAATTCAATCGTACCGTGTTCGTGCGGCAGATGGAAGCGCGCTCCAGCACTATCACCGACCCGACCGCTGACGAGCCTGAGTTTATCGCGCTGCCGGCGGATTTCCAGACCATGCGGCGCATCAGGATTACGGCATCGACGGGAAAGGCTGATCTGCAATTTATGTCGGGCGAACAGCTTGAGGAATTTCGCCAGCGCCGCGGTGACGTGGCGGCGCAGCCGGAATATTTCTCGATCTTCGGCTCAGAAATCGAATTGGCCCCGACACCGGATGCCGTCTACACGCTCGAAATGATCTATCGAGCCAATATCCCCCCGCTCTCGACAAATAATACCAACTGGCTGCTGACGCTCGCGCCCGATCTCTACCTGTACGGCGCGCTGATGGAATCGGCCCCGTACATCAAGGAAGATGACCGGTTGCAAACCTGGGGATCCGGCTTCAAGCAAGCGCTGGATGACCTCAATGCGCTGGGCCTGACTTCGACCTTCAACGCCGGGCCCGTTCAAGTCCGCGTATCAGGAGTAACGCCCTAATGGCATCGTTCAATAAATTTAATACATTTGTCGCCGATGTCGCGCATGCCTTGCACGACATGCTGACCGGCACGTCGCAGGTCTACAAGATTTACCTGACCAACACCACGCCGGTTGCGACCAACACCGTCTACAATACGCCGGCCGATCTCTCGACAGCGAACGGATACACGGCCGGCGGGGTGTCGATCGGCACCATCACGGGTTCGCAGACCTCGGGCACGTTCAAATTCATCGGCGGCACCGATCCGGCATGGACCGCTTCCGGCGGCTCGATCGGGCCGTTTCAATATGCGGTGCTTTATAATTTCACGTCGGCAACCAAGCCGCTGATCGGCTGGTGGGATTACGGCACCGCGCTCACGCTGACCAACGGCAACACGTTTACCGTAGACATAGACCAGGTAAACGGCATCCTGACGATCACGTAAAATGGCAGCATCTTCGCTCATTGATGTCTGTCGTTTCAATCCGACGCTGGGCGGCACCACGGACTGGATCGTTTCGACCGCTGCAACGGGCTATCAAACGCCTGCCTCGGCGAACGCTGTCAACGGCGCTCAATACAGCTATCGCGCCGAATCGGCTGACCTGTCGCAGTGGGAAGTCGGGATCGGAACGTATACGGTCAGCACCACCACGCTCACACGGGCGACAGTGCTATTCAATTCATCTGGTGGCACGTCGAAGATCAGTTTTTCGACCGTGCCGACTGTTGCGATTGTCGCGCTGAAGGAAGATTTGAAAGTCGCTCCGACACATCAGGTATTTACGTCGAGCAGCGGCACCTATACGACGCCAGCCAGTTGCCTCTACATTCGCGTTCGGATGGTGGGAGCCGGCGGTGCCGGCGGCAACAGCGGTCCCGGCGCGGCGTCAGGTAATGCGGGCGGCAATACCACTTTCGGAACGTCACTCCTTGCTGCAAACGGCGGTAGTGGTGGAGGCGGCAGCACCGGCGGTTCAACGTCAGGCGGTGCAGGTGGCACCGCTTCCGGCGGTACAATCAATCTCGGTGGTTCTCCAGGAGGAAACGGGCAGAGCGCCTTTCCCGGCGGTCCTGGTGGTGCTTCGCCGCTCTTCAATGGCGCAGGTCAGGGCGGCATTGCTGGCGTTGTTCTGCCTTCAATCGGTGTAACGAATACTGGCGGCGGCGGCGGCGGCGGCGGCGGTCCCGGCGGTTCATCAGCCGGTGCAGGCGGCGGATCGGGTGGTTACGTCGAAGCGGTCATCAGTTCGCCAGCGGCGACATACGCTTATGCTGTTGGAGCGGGGGGCACTGCTGGAAGCGGGGGAACTACTCAAATTGGCGCAGTCGGCGGCTCTGGATACATCATCGTTGAAGAATTTTACAACTAGCAACCGTTGATCTTGATGGCATCACCGATTGTAGGGCCCGGCTTTGATCCAGCTTCACAGGCGGGAATGCCATGTGTCCACCAAAACAACGTGGTGATTGCTAAAACTGCAAAAGCCAGTGCTACGCGGGGCATGTGTGATCTCCGGTTGGACCCAGTTTACCACTTTCACGACTTGAGGCCACAGGAATAAATGTCCCTTCTCGGTTTTGACGCAATCGGACGGCTGGCGCTCGGGACGCTGCCGCACAACGCTGCGACCAATACCGTCTTGACGGCCGCCGGCACGACCTATGCTGAAACCGGCATTGCTGCGTTGTTCAAGACATCGCTTTCCAGCGTCAAGGGCACCTACGCCGAAACCGGCAATGCGGCCCTGTTCGCGCCGAAAATGGCTTCCGCAGTCGGTGCCTACATCGAATCGGGCGTAGCGGTGGCGTTTCGTGCGTCGATGCCTGCGCCGGGCACGTCCTACGCCGAAACTGGCAATGCGGCTTTCCTCGATCCGAAGTTCTTGGCAAGCGCCGGGGCTTATGTCGTCACGGGGTATCCCGTCAATGTCATCATCATGGAGGCCGAAGGGCCCGGTGCCTTCATCGTCACCGGCAACACGGCCACGCTAACACGCGACTTTATTAACTGGCTTCCCCAACCATTTGAGGGCGACGAATGGACCGATAGCACCATTCCGAGCGGTTCTTGGACAGGAATTTCAATGCCGCCGAAAACCTGGAGCGCGACCGCAAAGCCGGCTCAGACATGGGCGCCTGTAACGGGCCCCTCCGAAGTCTGGACCGATGATCCCGCCATGGCAATCCCGGACCCGGTGGCGCACTGATGCCGCTGCTTGCACACGGAAACTACCTCCCCGACCTCAGCGATTACGAGGGCGCGGCCACCCGCAATATCCAGAACGTCATGCCGCGTGGCGACGGCTACGGGCCGTTTCCGTCGTTCTCGGCCTATACCCAGCCCCTTCCCGCAGCCTGTCGGGGCGCTTTCTATGCCCTCAAATCCGATGGCACGGTCATTACCTTCGCAGGCACGGTGGATCGTCTGTATCAGCTCAACAACACCGATTTTAGCTGGACCAATGTCAGCATTCCCGCTGCCGTGTCCTCGATCTCTCATGCAAGTCCCGGCGTCGTCACCTACACCAACACCTTCGCGGCCAATGATCCGGTGGTGCTTTCAACCACGGGAACGCTGCCCGCCCCGCTGGTTGCAGGCACCACCTATTACGTCAGCGCGACCGGGCTTTCCGGCAGTGTCCTCAGCCTGTCGGCGACCCCCGGCGGTGCGGCGATCAACACAACGACCAACGGCTCTGGCACGCATTCGATCACCTCGATCTATCCGGCGCTTTCCGCCACCGCCCAATGGCAGTTCGCGCAAACCGGCAATTTCGTGTTCGCAACGCAGGCAAATTCCGTCCTGCAAATCTTCGATCTCTCGAGCGCCACGGCCTTTGCGGTCGCATTGGGCTCGCCGCCGCAAGCGGCCTACATCAGCGTGGTCGGGCGGTTTCTCGTTCTGTCGGGGCTGCTCTCGACCCCCTACCGCATTCAATGGTCGGGCCTCAACAGCTTCAACGCATCGACAAGCTGGACCTCGGGCGTCAACTCCAGCGATTTTCAGGATTTTCCGGACGGCGGAATCGTTCGCGGCGTGGCCGGCGGCGAAGATGGCATCGTGTTTCAGGATCAGGCTATCCGGCGCATGTCCTTTGTCGCGGGCTCGCCGATCATCTTCCAAATCGACCGCCTGACGCAGGACAAGGGTCTGTTCGCGCCTTACTCGATCATTCGGGCCGGCGAAAACATCCTGTTCTATGCCGGCCAGGGTTTCCATATGATCGCGCCCGGAGGCTTGCCCACGGCGATCGGCCGGGAAAAGGTCGATCGGACGTTTCTGGCCGATCTGGACCGCGGCAACCTGCAAATGTTCATGGGCGCCGCGGACCCGCGATCGACGCGGGTTTATTGGGCCTATAAATCGGCTTCGGGCACGGTCGGCACCTTCGACAAGCTGTTGGGATATGATTTCCTGCTCGGCCAGTTTTTCCCGGTGGCATCGACAGGGCAATACCTGCTCGGCATTTCGCAAAGCGGCCTGACGCTGGAAAACCTCGATAGCATTTCCGGCTCGATCGACGCGCTGACCCTGACGCTGGACGCCTACGCCACCGCAGTGCAGCCGGAAATCGGCCAGTTCAACGGGTCGAACACGCTGGGCTTTTTCCGCGGGCCGAACCTCGAAGCCACCATGGAAACCGCAGAGCAGGGCACCGATAACGACGAAATCTTCATCCGGGGCTTTCGGCCGATCACCGATGCGCCGGCCCTGTTCGGCTCGGCATCCTACCGCGATTCGCCATCGGCAGCGGTTACGGCCGGCGCCGAGGTTGCGGTTAATTCCCGTACCGGCCGATGCGACATGCGCCGTGCCACCCGTTATTCCCGGTTCAAGACGCGCATTCCCGCGGGAACGTCATGGACGTTCTGCGCGGGCGTGGTGCCTGACATCAACCCCGAGGGCAAGCTGTGACGGCCCAAGTCCCCGGCATCAACGAAACCGACCTTAAAAAGATCGTTCTGGCCATCCAGCAGCTCGCAGCAGGCCGCTCCAACGCGGTTGGGACGGTTACGCTGGCGACAGGCTCGGCAACAACTGTCGTTGTTCCGACGCAAAGCGGGATGATCGCGCCGGGCTCGACGCCGATCCTGACCCCGACCACGGCGAACGCAGCGGCCGAACTCGCCAGCGGCAATATGTATGTCTCCTCGGTCGGGCGCGACACCTTCACCATTACCCACACAAATTCCGCGACCACGGGCAGGACGTTCCTGTTTGCCATTCATGGTTGATCTGGTTTGCATCGAACCAACGCAGGTTGGCCGGATTTGGCCGGTGATCGAGCCCATGCTGAAATCCGCGATCGACCGCACCAGGCTTTCGGCATGGGGGCCGATCGCGGCGGACATCCTGTTCGGTAAATCGCTGGTCTGGCTATGCCGGGAAGGCGAGAAAATCCTGTGCGCGGGGGTCACTTCTTTACAGAAAACTGAC